TCTAAATGTTTGTGCTAATGGGTCCATACCAAAGCCACCAAAGTTAAGACCCCATGTGAAGTCGAAGTCCCAGTCAAAGTCTATAGGTAAATCAAAGTCCCAAAGCCCACCGATAACATTTGGTGGTACTGGCACCTCTGGAGCTGGTGGTATGATTTCAACCGGTGGAGGTACTGGTGGTACCGGTGGATTAATGACTGTAGGAACTATTGGTGGTGACACTTCTGGAGTCGGTGGTGGAGACTGTACTGGAGGTGTTACTATTGGTACAGGGTCTGACTCACTTACTATCCAAGTTACCACTGGTGGTTGAGGTACTAATACTATTGAAGGTACTGGTATAGGAACTGGATTAGGAATAGCCACAGGAATTGGATTAGGTACAATTACTGGTGGTGGTGGAGGTGGCATTGGTGTGCCACTACCTATACTATAAGTAATATCGTTATTTGTTATTGTTCTGTTATCTGTAAAAGCAGCAGATGTAACATTAGCAGTTTTCATTGCTAATATTGTGTCTTGTTTTTGTTGAACAAATCCTGTTGAATCGTAATTGGCTTGAGCAAAAGTTCTTGATGCTTTATCGTTATTGATAGAGGAATCTGTTAATTTAAATATTCTTGTTCCTGCTTTAAATGTGCCTGCTGGTAATACAAAGTTTCCTTCAATTACTCCATTAACATCTGTTGTTAGTGTAGAGGAGCCTCCTAAATCTGTGCAATTTGCTGATACATCTTCTCCATCAAAGAATGGAAATACTACTGTAGATGGTTTGAGTCGTGTACCTTTAAATGTAATTTGTCTCGATCTCATGAATGGAGCAAATGCCATATCAACAATTTTATCTCCTAGGTTGATATTTTCTGTTGTAGATTGTACTCCTAAACCTACACCCTGTCTTACCTGTGTTTGTTCTGTTGTTGTAGTAGTAAACGATGCACCATTTCCGGAGCCACCGCCTGTATTAAAAAAGTTAAATGACTCTGTTGAAGTTGTTACATTGGCTGCTCCAGTATCTTCCCATGAACCCCATTGTGTGCCCCAAGCATTTGCCATGTTTTCCCAAGCATCATAGTTGCCATCATAGTTTACATTTACTGCTGGTTGTACTGCTGTGTCTACAAAGTTATCTACATCAGGTGTAAGTGTCATGGCGCCATGGTAATTAAACAATAGTTCTTTAACTAAATTTTCTGATTGAGATGCTTGTTGTTGTTTACTGAAAATGCTTTCGCCGTAAGGTAATGAAATAGTATTACCTGTAATTCTTAAATCTGTTCCTGATCTTATTGCCGTTGTTGACAAACCTGAATCTATTCTACCTGTTGGTATATTTTCCATTACAAAGAATGGTCTTGCCTCTTTTCTTTTAGGGTCAATAGATATTTTATAATCAGGATCTAAAACAGAACCTACATTGTGTCCTGTAAATGGATCTACTAGGATTCCGTTTTTAAATCTATCAGCACCACTAGAGTTTACAATAGTTTGATCTTTAGCAAATGTTTCTAATAGATTAAGTGAGGCATAGTATTCTAAATTTTTAATTCTAGATTCTAATGTTCCAATGTCTCTCATTGTGAATCTTTTCTGAGATACATTTTTAATTCTAGCTGAATATTCTTGTTTGCCAGATACTTTTGCTGAATCAGGTGATAAACAAGGATAAGGAACAAGAGTTACAGTTGCCATTGTCATACATTGAGGTGGCTCTGCAGGTATTGCAGGGTCATCTGAATATGCTCCCTCTATTACTCTAAACTCACCATCAAAGTCTAAGATAACTCTAAGTTTCTTTCCTTGATAATACTGTAAGTCTGTGCTAAATGTTTTTGTAGGTATTGGATTAGTTAAACCTGAACCAGGTCTAGTAATAACATTAACATTAGATGGGTTGACTGTAGCGCTTCCTAATGTTCCTGTTGTAGTTGCTGTATTGTCTACCTGAGGACGGAAGTCTACTGTGTCTTTTAAATTAAATAATCCAAATTTATTGGATTTGTATGATGGAATATCTTCTGTTCTTATTGTACCTGAAGCTGGAGTAGAAGTATCATCTACTGGATAACTATCTACGCAACTAAATGAAGGTCCTGCAACTGTATTGTCAAAGAATGAAAGTTTAACAACAATATATCTATTAGTAGATATGTCTACTGATGCCGAGGACTTTTTAAATATTTTAGCCTGTCCGTAAAAAGAATCTCTTTGTCCGTTTTCTACTCTAAATTGAGAAGTTACATCTGTTTGTCCTGTAGTATAATCTGAATTACTACCTGCTGTAATAGACTCAATTTTATATAAATCACTAATACCTAAGTTATATTCACCCGATGTTCCTGAGGGGTGAGTGCCTGTATCAATTTTAACATATTTAGATTCTTGTAAAGCCTTTGCAATTGGATTAGCGTCTGCTACTTGAACTGGAATATATACTCTAACATCTGTATCAGCTCCTGTAATAGCTCCGCCTGTATCGATTGTTATAGATGTTGAACTGTTAACTGTAACAGAAGCATTAGAATTGTTAGTTGTTAAATCTATATATTCACCTGCAGCTACTGTTGCAGAATTTTGTGTAAAGCCTGCCTTTGCTACAAGTATAAAATCTTGTTTTTGTGTATCTGTTAAAGAACCTGAATAAGGAAATGTTTCGTTTCCTGTTACTGTTAGTGTTGCATTACCATTTGTAGAGTCTAAAGATACATTAAACTCCTTTTGATATTGGAATGTGTAATCGTATGTTCCGCCTGATTCTGCCTTTAATGTTTTAATATGTTTATAAGGTAGTTTGTATAGTAACTTGTTTTGTTTACTTTCTTTTAATACTGCTTTACTGCTTACAAGAACTGTGTCTGCTATTCCTGTTGCGTTACTATTTTCAAATCTTATACCTTTAACTGCTGTAAAATCTCCTGACATCATTTGTAGATCATAAATATAAAGTCTATAAACTGCTGCGTCTGAGCCTGGTGTGCCACTAGAATAAACTAGTTGTCTTACTTTTGCTTCACCTACTTTTGTTCCTTGTGCTGATGCGTTTCCACCCTGTGCTGTTTGGTATAGATCTATTTTTTCTCCACCGTCTACATCAAAGTATCCGTCTACTTTGTTAATGTCAATGTAGTTACCGTATGATGTGGAAATAGGTTGTGATTCCTTTGTAACGAACATTGTAGGTTTCATTATAGGTAATCGTTTGGAACTTAATATCTCTCTTTTATATCCGCCTACATAAGAAGTACCAGGATCTATTTGTACCATTAAAGCATTTGAGGCACCACCGTTTCCTGATGTGAATACACCACCATTTGTGCCATCATTTAAATGTTCTCTAATAGATACAGTATTACCTTTAACAAGATAATTCCCAGATTCATCATAAGTTCTGTTAGCAAGAATTTGTCCTACACCAGCTAATGGATTATCTTTTATATCAATTCTTTGTATTGCACCAGCTTTAAATTGGCAATATGTGTAGAAGTTTTCTGGTTTTGTTTCTGCGTCTGTAAATGATTGTAAAGTTACTGTATATTTAAGTCTATCTGCTCCAGGAGCATTAAAGTTAAATGAACCTTGTGCTGGATCTAAAAGTGTTGAATCTGTTGCAGAAGAAGAAACTGTTTCTGTTACAACAAAACCAACTGAAATATTATCTAATGGATTATATCTACCAACTAATGTTGAAATTTTGTCTGTCTTAATAAAAGAACCTCTGGCATATATAACACCAGGGTCTATTGTTATTCTTGATGTAGTGCCGTAGTAATTATCATTCCATTTTCCTGTTGCACTGTTAACAACAAAGGTCTTACCCTGCTGCCAATTTTCTGCTGTTTGAGAAATAACTTGTAATGTTTCACTAGCAGTGAAGTGATCGTGTGTAGTAGAAGATGTTGTGTATTTAATATATAATGTCTTAAGATTAGGTGCACCAGCTATTGTTCCGGTGTCTACTGCTATAATTTTAGCTTTAAGTTCTGTTGTACTTCCTTGTATTTCTTGGCCAACGAAGTTGGCTAGAGATGAGTTATCTATTGTGGCTGCTGCTGCGTCGGTATCGTTAACTTTAATCCAATCTATATGTTGTGTATGTTCCGCACAACCTGTTACTACCGCTCCTTCTTGTAATAGAAAACCAAAACCTTTATCAAACTGGTCTTGTAGAACAGACTGCAATTGAGTTAACTCTCTTGCCTGTACTGCTACTCCTGGCTTGAATAAGATTTTATGAAATCTCTTATCGTCGCTAAAATCGTCGTAATATGGTGATGCGTTTAAATTTAGTGCCATTTGTTAAAACCTAATCAATGCTTTTATTTGTTCTACTTGGTCCGCCGATCTTATGACTGGCGCCCTGTTGTCTAAGTAAATAACTTCACCAGTACTATTATCTATTTCTGGATCTGTTAAACTATTTATACTCAAGCTCGCAATGTTTTGAGTAGTATTTGTCAATGTTGAATTGACTGTAATTGCCGGATTTGTAGAAGTTAAATATACTGCGTTGTTTGTAGAATCAATTTGTATTACTGTAAATGAACCACCATCATCTGTAGTGATTATATCATCTGCTGCGTAATTTCCTGTTTGTCCTGATGCAACTCCTACTATGTAACAAGCTGTTGCTGTGTTTGTTGTATATGTAACTGCACTATTATCTTTAATATTTTTAATGAGTCCAATCTGTCTGAAATCATTACCTAATATTAAATCCTTATTTGCGTTATCTGAAAATGAAACTGTAATGCCTAAGTTATGTGCGAATAACTCTCTCGGTGCATTTGAACCATGTCCACCTTGAGGTGAAACAATAGCTCTAGCTGATGCCCCTGTTCCAGGAGCCGATGTATTTGTTATAACAATCGTTGCATAAGAATAATTAGAACCAGGATTTGTAACTCTAATGCCTGTTAAGGCACCTGTAGCTGCGTTAACATAAGCACTTGCTTCTGCTCCTGTTCCATCTCCTTCTACATTTATCTGTACATCATTAGCTGCGTAATCTTGTCCTGCTTCTGTAATGATAACTCTATCTAAAGTTCCATTAACTGAAGCTCCTTCTACAGCACTTTGTAATGTAGGTAATGAATCTGCATCGCCTAAATTTACTGATCCTGCTGCTCCACTTCCTCCACCGCCTGTGAAAGTTAAAAAAGCAAAACTATAACCTGAGCCTGATGCTGTTATTGTTACACCTGTTACTGCTCCTCCAGATATAGTTGCTGTTCCTGCTACTGTTCCGTCGCCGTCGCCGGCTATAACTACTGTTGGAGCTGAGGTATATCCTGAGCCTCCTGCAGTAATTGTAATGCTGTCTATTTCTCCTGTCACATCATGTGTTGGATTACCTGTTAACTTTCTAACAGGAACAAAGTCAGCATCTAAAAATTTGTTTTGGTCTGAGGCTGATATCTGAAACATAAATTTCCAGTTATAACCATCTGATAATTCAAATACAGATGTTCCTGTACTTGAAGGTTCAACAGTACTTGCGGCATTGCTATTATTACTAATACATTTATATACTTTAAAGTCTGTTGTCATTATAAAAAACTTAGCATCTGCTAAATTGGTAGCACCAGAATATGATTGATTAGATGTGCTTAGTGCGTCATCATATTCATCATATACGGTGCCTGATGTCCAATTTTCTCGTTTTGCCAAAAGGCAAACATCTGCAGAATCTATTCTTTGGGAAAACATCATGCTACGCCTAAAGGTAGAGATGTAGGAATCATTATCAACAGGTAGTTCTGGAGCGGTATCATCGCTCCAGGGTTCTGTTCGTCCTACTGCAAAGTGAAAATAATCATTGTTATTTTTTATGTCCCTATGAAAGGACCTTGCTAATTCCACTCTACCTAGTCTGCGTAGTACTAGTGCCATTTATATCCCTTAAGAAATAGTTACTGTCCAAGTAATCGTCATTGAATCTGAAGCAGCTTTGTTAACAACACTAAAAACTGTTCTACAAAGAAGAGTTCCACTTGAAGCTGCATTTAAAATACCTGCTTCTGTGATAGCTCCAGTACCTGTGCCTGCTGCAAAAGATGCAACATAAGCAACAGCGTTACTTGTAACTGTTGTAGATGTTAATGCAACACGAGCTGCCTCTGTGCCTAGAGCTGTGTCTGAGGCTGCTGCTGCTGTGCTTCCTGTTCCAATGCCCATGTGGGACATCGCTGTAGCTGTAGCATCTTTCATTCTTGATGCAATAAAAGCAAGTCCTGTATCAACTACGAGGTTTTTTACCTCTCTAGTGTCTTTTACATTACCGTGCTTATCTTTGATTTCAACTGTAAGCTTACCTGTAGCTTTTGTTTCGTCATTTTTAAACATTTTAATCTCCTAAATTATGTTTATTATGTAAAGTTCCAACCGGTGCCAACAAAATCTTCTCCTAGGTATGTAGGATCACAATAATCATGTATTGATCCAATACCTGTATCTGTAGCACTTGCACTATCTACCACTGCTGGTTTTGCTAATGCGTTGGCTAAGGACTCTGCAACACTCTGTGTTTCTGTTATTCCTTTACTTGTATTTATACTATCTATCGCTTCCGATCCTGTTAAAGATTCAGAAACTGGTTTATTAAATGTCAATATATTAGATTCGCTTACTGATATTGTTTCAGTAACATTTCTAAGGTAAGTTAGTACTACTGAGTCTGATATCGTAGCATTAGATGAGTAATCCCAAATAGTGCCTATGCTCAAGTTGTCGCTAACTGTTGGTCCTTCAGCGAATGTTCTAATAAATTGTACGCCTGTATCGATACTATCAGATGTAGTAACAGAGTCTGAAGAGTTTTTACCAAAGTTAATATACCTTGCCTCTTCACCAATGTTATAGTTGTCTGCAGTATTTCCGTCTGTGTCATCATTCCAATAACCTGTATTACAATAAGGTGAAGAACCTTGGTCTGCTGCTGATACACTTTCCGTTTTACCTGCCGGCGCAAAGTGTTTAGCAATAGATTCGGACAAGGTTGCAGTATCTGTTGATACCCTTGTTGTAGAAAATGCCATTTGTTCTGATGTAATAGCTTCGTCTGTAGATTTAAATATGTAGTATATTGTGCCTGTTGTTTGTACACTAAACTGCGTATTAAATACGACTTCACTTTTAATTATTAAATCTCCAAACACTTCCATACCTGAAGGGTGAACCGCATCTCTTATTGGTCTATCCCAGGTTGTTTGTGCAATACCCGATTTAATTACATATGAATATGGTTGGTATCTTTTGTTATCTTGTAGTACATTAACATCAGACAATTTACCTTGATCGTTTTTATATTTACCTTCATATTCAAAAAGGTAACCTGTTGTTAATGTTATTGTTGCTATCTCACCTTTGGGTGAAACAATATTAATGTCTGCTGTGTCTTTGAGGAATGTAGAACCTGGATTAATAACTGTAAATGCCTCAGGTAAACCTGCAGTTGTAACAGCTGTTATTCTAATAAACGCATCATTAGAACCACCAATAAATGTGTAGTCATCTGCAAAGTAACCTGAAATAGCGTAAGCCTTACCGTCATCTCCCTGCTCATTAATAGCGTAAATTTGTCCTATCTTAAATCCTGCGTCTGCTTCTGAACCCGAATAACTTTTAAAAGTTACTCCTGTCAATACTCTAACAATATATCCGTAAATATCATCTTCGGTGTTAGCAGCTCCGTCGTCTACAACATATGATTTAATTGTTGCATTGTCTTCTTCTACTGTTGGAACTGAGGTATACCCTGAGCCTCCTGAGTCAACAACAATTCCTGTAATGACTCCATTAGCTACTAATGCGTGTGCTGTAGCTCCTGAGCCTCCTCCAGATAAAATTGTAATTGGTGGGGCTGCGTTATAACCTGTTCCTCCGTTGGTAACTGTAATAGCTGAAACTGCTCCACTAGTAAGTGTAGCTGTGGCTACTAGTCCTGCTCCAGGACCATTGATAGTTGTTACTCCGGCATCATCAAATGCTAGGATCAACTCGTATCGTTGTAAGGTTAATCCGTTTGTTTGATAAGTATTCTTTTCTACTCTTTTTACACTGGCATTTGTTGTTTTTGTAATTGTAACTGTACCAGTAGTTTCTTTATATCTTATATCTACTTTTTTACCTTCAAGTGTTAACGGCTCTAAACTACCTCCACCGTGTTCTGCTTCTTGAATTTTAATCGCTCTTTCAACAGTATAAATTCCATCAGAAGGTTTTAGTACATATTGATAAGGATAAGATATATCTACATTTTCATCATATAGTATTCTAAACCAAGCCTCTATAGATCTTCTACTACCTTTGGACTCATAAAAATCTTTAGCATGTTTGTAGAAAAAAGTTCTATCTAAACTTGTAGACTTAGGAAAATCAGATACTAAAGCTCCTCGCCATTTATCTAGAAATGCTTCAGAGGATTGATCTATATCTGATGAATAATTTACGACATTGCCGTATTGTTGATCCATGAATGTGTAATACTTTTCTAAGAAAGTTACAAACATTGGATGCTGTGTTTTTATAAATTCGGGTATTTGTTCTTTAACTAAGAATGCCTGATTAGTTGTTTCTATTGTAGACACACTTTGAGCAGAGTCTAAAACTATAGACAAAACTGCATCGGTGGTTATTGTATCTGAACCATTAGGTATAATAGTAAGTGTAGGATCTGCTGTATAGCCTGTCCCAGGATTTGTAACTGTAACAGCTGTTATAGAACCACTGAATACAGTTGCTACAGCTGTAGCTCCTGTTCCACCGCCACCGGTAATCTGTAGAGTTGGCACATTGTTGTAACCTGCTCCTCCAGATCCGATTGTTATAGACGATACATATCTATAAAATGATGGAATGTAATTTGCCATTTATACTTCTTCTACTTCTGTCGTTGCTGTAATTGTTAGTCCTGCTAATGTATTTATTGTAGCGTCAATAATACTATCATTTAATGTTAATACAGTATTCCTTGAAGGTTTAGCTACTACTGCATTTGTTGCTTCTTCTGAGGTTCTTACCAAAGCTTGTGTTGTAATATCTTTAACTGATTTATGTAGCCCTGCGTTAATTCTTAAATCTGCTTCTGTACTGTATAAACTAGTTATAATTGTTGAAGGAATATTAATTGTTCCTGCATCGTAATCTATTGTTCCTATTGAAGCTACTACGCCACCATCTGTTGTTATTGCATTGATAACACCTGTTCCACTATAAAATGGTGCCTCTACTGTTGCATCAGGTACATCTTGTAATGATACTTTAAATATAGAATCTGATACATTAATATTAAAATATGTACTCGTAACTTCCTGAGGTTGTAGTTTCTGATTAAATTTAACTGTATAATTAAATTCTGAATTTAATATAGGTTTAACTCTTTTTTGTAAACCTATTTGTATGTTTGTAGATATAATAGAATCTGTTGAGTCGTTAATTAAATTATGTATTCTAGAATAATAAAAACTTTTATTTAATTTATTTAACTTAGTATTAAAATATTCATTAACTGCTGATTTAGCTGCGTTTTCTATTTGTCCTTTAGAAAGTATTGTTTGTTTAGGATCATATGTAACACCAATATTTAATGAAAGATATGTGTACTCTGGATCTACAAACACAGGCATGATAGCTACTGGTGTTTTAGGATCAATAATTCCGTTCTTAATATTATCTTTATCTTGTTCAGTTATAATTTGTCCCGATACTGGGTTCAATGAAATAAACACTCTACCATACATAGGTGGATCGTTTTTCTCTCCTCCCCAAACGGAAACAGATTGTATGTTAGAATTACTTGCTAATATTAGAGTCTTATAATCTTGTTCTGTAACTGCTCTATCTCTTGTAGAGTTAAAACGGGGTGCATTAAATCTAATCTCATCTATTGATTCTTGTATTGCTCCTCCTGATGCAGGACTTGATGTTGTAATACTTACTGTTTCTGTTGCTGCTGATATTGTAGATGAACATGCAAAAGTTTTACACCCATTAGGAGCCGCTCCTGATGATGCAATATAATCTACAATTAATAAATTACCTGTATCTAATTTTTTGCCTATTACTCCATCTCCAAATCTTAATTGGAATAAACCATCTATTCCTTCTTCTATCCAAAATGTTTTTGTGTCTGCTTTTACATCTAACATTGTAGATGATACTGGCCAAGTGCTAACTGATAAATCTGAAAGTGACTCTTGTACTTGTGCTCTTATTGTTGTTGTATCAACTTTATTATTAGGAATAGTGTATGGGCCTGAGATATTAGCTGCTGGTACTGTAAATTCGTTTGATACTCTTCTACCTTCTTTTACTAATACATTATTAAATACAAATTGTGTTACACCATTATTAACTACAGCTGATGTTGTTACATCCTCTATTGGATAGAATGAATATGTTTTGCCATCTTTTGCAGATGTTAATGCTGTTCCTCTAGATAATACGAGTGTTGTACTTGAAAATGTTGATGGAGGTGTTACAGTTATTGAAACTGTTGCAGTTGAACCTAAATGAGATCTAGGTGTATATCCTAATCCTTTAGCAATTGAAACTACTGATTCTCTTTTAATAGCTGTATCAATAAAGTTTTCATTAGCTAACATGTGGCCTATCATTCCATTGTAATGGGTATTGTAAGACAACATATCAATAAGAACTGAGAGAGCAGAGCCTTCAAAGTTATAGTCTTCAAACTCTGATTGAGATTGTAGGAATGTTTTTAAGTTTGCTTTGATATCATCAAAGTCTAATTCTGATACATTTAATTGCGCCATCTATCTAAGCCTCTCCAAATTTAATTCTAGTTCTTGAGGTTCATTAAGTCCTATTACCTCAAAATATATTTTTACTTTATATTCGTTTCTATCATATAACGGTTCAACCACTACTTCATCTATTTTAACTCTTTTTTCATAGTTTGTAAATAAAGTTTCTAATCTTTTTTCTATGCTACCAGCTGTGAAGGGTGTCATAGGTTCAAATAACATCATCATTATATCAGATCCAAGTTCAGGATGAAACGGTCTTTCATTCATCTGTGTTTGAACCAATGTGTACATTGACTGTTTAACAGCCTTAGAATCTATTTTTTTGTTTAAGTCTCCAGTGATTGCATTCTTAGTAAAACTTAAATCAAAGTCTTTGTAGATTCTAGCCTTGTTCTGTCTGATGATAGCCATATTAGTATTTATACTTAAAAGTCAAAGTTTGGTAGCTCTATATCAAAGAAATCAGCTCCTTGTTTTTTAGATACTTTATCGACTTCTACATATACTTTACCTACTTTAGGAAGTTCAGGTAATCTACCTCCTCTAATAAGAGCTACAGGATCAATGTCTGGAATAGATGTAGGTATACCCAATACTTTAGCATTGATTCCTTGTGTTTGCACATTAGGAACTAACTTACATATACTATCTAAATCCATAGCTCCCGATCTAAGTAGTCCTGCTAAGTTGTCTATATCAACTTCATCTACACCAGCGTATTTATCTTTCATATAATCTAACTGGCTTTTTAATTGTGGTAATGCTAAAACACCTAATGCAATAAGTCCTGCTACTTCTTTCATTTCATCTTGTAGGCTTTTAGCAGCTGCTGGTATTTCTGGGAAATTAATGGTAGGTATAGCATCGCTTAATTTATCCATTAAGCCTTGTGCTGCACTCTCAGCATTCTCTTTTAAATTAGCAAGTTCGTCCATACCAGGTATGTCCATTATTGCTGCGTCTATTTTGGCATTTAAAGCATCCACTTGGTCTGCTGCTGCCTTCATTGCTTCACTTGGTCCGCAACTCATTTTGTCCTCCTATTAGTCTGGGGCTGTGGTTGTTCCTGCCGAACTACCACCGCTTATTGTATGTGTATGTCCAAAGCCTGATTTACCATTAGATAAATGATCTACTGATGCTGTGCTTGTTCCTGTTACATCTACATCTTGTGTAATATCTGTATTGCTTGCTGTTAATGTTTGTTGGTTCTCAGATTTTAATAATTGTGTATCTTGTGTCTCAATTTCCATTTTAGATTTAGATTTAAAGTGTCCTTCACCACCTGTTAACATTAACATATTACTACCAGATGCGTTTCTTAAAACACCACCTACTTGTTGAACTCTACTTTTAGATACCGTAGTGTTATGTGAAGCAGCGTATGTTTCTGTAACTGATTTGGATACAGATTCTGTTAAAGAACCTGTTACAGTTATATTTTGATTCTTTATAATTGTTTGTGCGTCATTTAAAGTTACACGAGCTGCTCTCTCGCCACCAATTAAATCATTAACATCAGTACTAACTTTTCTAGTATCACTACCTGTAATAGCTGTATGTCTATCGCCATGTACTGTTAAGAAATAATCGCCTTCTATTTCTTCATACTTGTCTCCCTGGACAAGAACTTTAGCATCACCTACAATCGTAACATTACATGAACCTCTTATAACAACATTTTTATCTTGTTCAATAATTTCATAATCGGAACCTTTAATTCTATTTACTCTTGTTCCGTCTGCTTGTATTTCCTCATAGTTGCCTATAGGATGATACCAAGAATATCTTTCATTGCCTGCTGTGTTATCTGTTTCAGTTACAAAGCCACTTTCTGTTTCTCTAACTTGATTAAAAGGATACATAGATGTATATGTACCTAACTCTGTGGGAACTCCTGTTCCTCCACTTTTTAAATCTGCTTTTGCGTCCCAATATTTGGGTGTAAATTCTTCTAACTTAAATGTATCATATGGACCTTTAGCTCTTGCATATGGCTCGTCCCATTTTTCTCCGTCGTAGTCTTTCCCTTCTTTTTTATCTGACTGTCCTGTCATGTCAGGAGCTCTGGCTGTTCTTACTTCTGTAACTCTCTCTGCTCTTTTTGTAATAAGACTATAATGTGTTTCTGCTGCTTCATCTCTGGAAAGTCTAGGCAAGTCTGGTTCACCTACTCCTGCGAACCCTTCTTCTGCTGGTTCATCAAATCCTCCTCGAGGATAATTCTTACCAGGGTCGTTAAATCCGTCTTCTGTTTTTAGTTCTTCGTTCTTAGGTTGAGGTAATCCAGCTAAAGAACCTATGATAACAGGCATCTGTCCTTCTTCGCCGTCTGCAAAGAATCCTATAACTGTTGATCCTGGTAATAGATTAGGTGTTTCCATTATTCCAGATGTAGATGCGTTTGTAGGAGAATTAATAACAGATGCATATGGTAAATGTTTTGTGGGTAATGTTTCTGTATTACCTGTATGGTAACCCATTATCCTAACTCTATATCGTCCTGACTTTGTAATGTCTGCTCTGGACTCAATAACTCCTACCCACCATATCCAATCGGGGATATTTAATTTACCATAATTTTTATTTGATGTCATCATTCACTCCGTCATCCACTATTCCAATAGATTTTGCTAATCCATTTTTAACTATTTCCATCTTCATAACATAACCTATTCTATCTATTTTGTGTCTAATTGCTGTAATTAAATATGCTCCTGTCAATACATCATCTACAATATCATCGTATGTAGCATCTGCAGGTTTATCTACAGCTTTAGGATATGCTAACTTAATTAATTTACCTACTTCAATATCTGTTCTACCTGGCACATCCATTTCAAAAGTATAATCCTTAAATGAATTAAAGTAATTAGCTCTGAATAAAGTATTGTTTACTACTGCTGCGTTGGTTGTTTTTAATTTACCTCCAGGAATACCTTGAGGTGTTGATCCATATGCAAAACTATTTAATAATTTAATACCCATTTGAGAGTATGGACTTCTAGGAGTACCCGAAGGTACTGGTATGCCATCATCTGTATGGACAAAACTTTCAAAGTCTTCTCTTACATCGACATAGGTTTCTATTCTTTCTTTTGTAAATAAATCATATGCTCTTACTGATTGGGAATAATATCCAGAGTCTACTCCATCTAATGTGTCTATAGTTCTAGGTATTTTTAAATCTTCTATTGTACAATGTTTTTTACCTAAGTTAATTCCTATAAAGGTATCTCCGCCTCCTCTGTGAGGTACTTCTAATCCAGGAGTAGAATACACATATTCCTCAAACAGTTGTTCTTTTTGTACGGATATTAATTGTTGTAAAGAGGTAAAATAATAAGATTTATTACTTTCATAAAAGACGAAGTCCGATCCTACATGTTGATTACCCTGTGCATACTTTGTTAGGTATTGTAAATTTTGAGCTGGTGTCCAAAAATTAGATATGTAATTAACATTAGAAGCATGAGGTGTATCACCAATAACTAAAGTAGCTTTTTCTTTTGCTTCTACAGGTCTACGATATTCCTGCATATATTCTTCATATATATCTTCTACGATATCTTGTGTATTACCTGTGTATCGTTTGGATATAGGTATAGCTGCGTCAGATATACCCTCAATAGACATAAAACCTAACTCGTATGTTTGTGCTCTATCTGTTGTTAGGGATCTATTGTTTATAGAATAAACTTGAAATGATTTATCAATAACATTATCTGGAACATCTTCGTATGTAGCTGTTCTTAACTTCATTGTAATAAGTTCGCCACCACCAATACCATAAGACCCTATTAAGTTAATTGCATCGTTAACAAGTACTGTTCCGTGTATGTGAGGATTCCAAACATCTTCATAGATGTTTAATTCAATTAGATGTCCTACTAAATCATGCTCGTGCATATCTCGTGTAGTCAAAAACAATTCATCAATTATTAATTGACCGGGTTGTTGTAGGTTTTCCTCTGATTTAATATCTGTCATGATGTATTACTTAACCAATTTCTTATATTGTACTACTATGTCCTTTAAGAATATTTTATCTAATAAATATATCTGTTTTTTAGTTTCGTTTAAATCTTCTTCGTATTCTGTATTTGTAACAGCTTTAATCTCTCCATTAGCTAATCTTGTTGCATTCCAATCTACAATAATATCAGAGTCATCTGATTCAACATAATGATGAACATCAGTTCCATTATTGGAACCATATTTGTCTGTAACATAATCAGCTAATTGCCTAGAACCTTTAGGCCATTCATCTACAACATTAACAATATTATTAGATAACAATACAATCCAATGATACTTTGTAGAACCATAGTAATTATATGCTACCTGTTCTGCAGTCTCGCCATCGTTAACATACATAGCCACAAGGTTCAATCTGTTTTTAAAATATTTGTCTATGTGTACTCTTCTAAAAATATCAGGTACAATAACTTGTCTTTGTTTTTTATCTTTATCCTTCCAAGGATACAATATTGTTGGTAGTGCTTTAAAATACATTTATAATCCTGCCTCGATACGATCTTTTGTAAGTGCTTCTAGTTCTACAAATTGTAATTCCATTGTAATTTCTGTTGCCGCACCGCCTGAATCTTTAAATGTATTAAACGATCCATCGGCACCATATACTATTTTACAATTTTTTAATGCACAAGATGAAATTGCTGGTAAGTGAGGATTTTTCTCCATCTTACCCGTCTCAGAACTCAATGTTTCAAATACTAGACTAAACTCTGCTGGATATATTAAAAATAAATCCCCTGGTGCTTTTGCCGGGTGCATGTGTAATCTAAACTTTCTAATTAATTCTTCTACTTGATTTTGTTCTGCTTTATTCCTAGGAGAGAAAGTGTAACTAAATGAGAACTGCCTAAAGCCCATTGATTTAAATAATTGTTCTTTGTATGGGTTATTAACTTTCTTACTTGAAGCCTCGAGTACTGCTCCCAAGTCCATACTAGCTCCTAAAGCTGATGGTAATGCTGCTGCTGTTGCAATTACTCCTCTGGCTGCAAACTCTCCTGTACCTGATAAATCTCCTAAACTTTTATTTCCTGCTCCTAAGTATGCTCCTGCAACTCCTGTATCCACTTCGTCCCAATTAGCTGCGTATGCTGCTATAAAAGATTGAGGAACATAAAGTGCAATGTCATCTACAAGTCTTATTGTTTCTGTCGGTGTTGCCATTGCTCCAGATACTTCTCCAGCTATTCCAGTTGCCGCAACTGTTAATAAACCTTTACCTAAAAGGCTTGCTCCATCACCTGTAGCTGCTTGTGCTCCTTTTGCTAACATACCTACAGCTGCTGTTAGTTGTCCACCTCTTTTTAATGCTCTTTCATAGTTTTCTTCTTTAGCTCTGTTTTGAGATGTATAATCTTTAGATAACGCTGCCTGTGCAGCTGCATGTTCTGAGCCACCCGCCTTTTTCTGTGCCGCTGCTGGAGCATAGGTAGATCTTTCATTGATATAAAATCTAATTGCATTTGGCATTGATGTTGAGCCAAGTTCCTGCGGGTAATAATTTGTTGCCATTTAATTGCCTCTATAAATACTAGGTATTATAGTGTTATTTATATGGTTTACGCGAAAGAAATATATAAAGGAAAGTTTATTCCTAAAAATCCTGCAAAGTACTTAGGTGACTTTACATCTATTACCTATAGATCCTCCTACGAATTAAAGTTTATGAACTGGTGTGATAAGAATAGTTCTATAAAAGGCTGGAACTCTGAGGAGATTGTAGTCCCTTATCGTAGTCCTATAGACAATAGAGTTCACAGATACTTTGTAGATTTCTATATAGAAGTACATGAACAAGACAAAATTAAGAAGTATTTAATAGAAGTTAAGCCTAATAGGTTCACTAAACCTCCTGCAGTAGGTAAGAGAAAAACAAAAAAATACTTAAATGAGATAGCACAGTATGCTGTTAACGAAGCAAAGTGGAAATCTGCAATGGATTTTTGTAAGTCTCAAGGCATGGAATTTAAGATAGTAACTGAAAAAGAATTGGGTATCTAGTATAAATACTATTATGGACAGAACACCATTTGCAGATATAAGAACAGCAGCGAATCAACAAGAAAGATCGCATCAATGGTATGTCAGTGCAATTAGAAAATATGCACAGGGTATAAACACTTATGACGAAGCGAGACAAACAGACTTAGGTAAAGTATCTAGAAGATTAGAAATAGGTAAAATGTATATGTATTCTTACGATCCAAAGCATAAAGCTACATTACCTTACTATGATACATGTCCGCTTGTAGTAATAGTAGAACCTACATCGAATGGATTTAGTGGCATAAACTTTCACTATCTGCCTGTACAGGCTAGAGCAGAGTTACTAGATAGGCTAGTAAGAAAAAAGATGCCATGGGATCAAGACATGGATCAAGATGAGGCTACATTAAAAGCTAATTGGGCAATGTTAAAAAACTTTGGCAGGTTCCCAGAAACTAGGGGTAGTATTAAACAATACTTATCTCGACACATAACAGGACAAATGATAGAAGTAGATTACAAACATTGGAAAACAGCAGTTTATCTTCCTGTTCAAGATTTTGTAGGAGCAACAGAAAGGACTGTCTATAAAAATTCAATGGATACAACAAGAAGAGATAAGAGGAAAATAAATGGCTAGAGCATTAGGTAATTTATCACAATTTAGAGATGCCTTAAAGAAAAGGCCAATGCAGCGTTCTGAGAGATGGGAAGTTAGTATAACTTTACCCACATCTTTAGACGTCGATAGAACTTCTGCAGAAAAAGATGTTGTTTTATTCTGTGAAGAAGTACAGGTTCCTGGTATGGTTGTAGAGAACAAAGAAATTAATTTAGGCCCATGGAAGTTTTATAGAAATACAAATGTAGGTTTCTTAGGACAAGAAATAAACATGACATTCCTAACAGATGAAAATTGGGGACTTAGATCTGTATTTGAAAAATGGATTGAAGCTTGTGTAGATACTACAGGAAAACAAGTTGCCTATTTAGATGACATCTCAGCAACAATACAAATTAAAGCTATATCATTAGGAGGAGAAGGTGTTCCTCCTGGCGAAATAGGTGGACTAGCACCTGTTAATAAAGAATGGACATTGTTTGAATGTACGCCTAAAGTTTTAAACTTAGTTCCATTGTCCATGGGAACGACTAGTATAGTAAGAACTACTCTTATTGTATCCGCCGCTTATTGGGAATCTTCAGATGTTCCAATAGCAAAAGGTATTGAAGTAAATCTAGGCAAAGACGAATTAGGTTAATGAATAATTATATTATAGGAGAAAATTATGTTACCAAGAGTTGACGTGCCACAGTATGAGGCTATTCTTCCATCTACAGGAGAGACTATTAAGTTTAGACCTTTCCTCGTAAAGGAAGAAAAGATTCTAATGTTGGCAAGTGAAGAAGGTGATTACAAAGGCATGGTAAATGCCTGTCACCAAATCGTACAAAATTGTACAAATGGAGAACTTGATGAAGACATGACAATGTTTGATATGCAAGATGTTTTCATTAAAATAAGATCTAAATCAGTAGGTGAAACACAGGAATTTAGTTTAATATGTGGAGAGTGTGAAAAGACTATAAGTTATGATTTAGAACTTGAAAACCTTACAGCAAAGGGATTGGATAATCTTCCCGATACAAACATTAAGGTTGGAGATGATTTTATTGTTGTAATGAAATATCCGTCTGCTAAAGAAGTGGCAGACTTAGAAGATATGACAGATATTGATGTTATATCTAAATGTATAGTATCTATTGTAACTGAAGAAGAAGAAACTTTAATAAAAGATGTAAGCGATGAAGAGCTTATGGAATTTTTAGAAGAACTTCCACTTTCAGCAATGGATCAAATGAGGGAGTTTTTTAGGTCTATGCCTTATGTAGAACATAGAGTTGAATATACTTGTCCCCATTGTGAGGCAGAACAGGCGATTAGTATTAATGGTTACGAACATTTTTTCGCCTAACTCTTTCTCAGGAGCGTCTTGAAAATTTTTACAAGACGA